GCCACCAAACATATCTTCCAGTTTGATCATGAATAAATTTTGCCTGCTTATCTGCATCATCTTCAGATATGATTATCTCTAATCCTTTTGCTTCATTTAATTCCCGTACAAATTCAGGATCATGAATTTTAGTACTTGGATCTAAAACTTCTTGCCATAATCGCATCTTCTCATCTGGTCTCTGAATACAATATCTTGTATACAGCACTTGCTGTGTGCTAAGGCTCTTCATAGATCTAGACTTCTCTCCGTCATTAATAATGATGTAATCAGCCTTATCTATTGTCTTTGTAGATGATATACCTACCTTTTCTGAAAATGCTTTTAACTTAAATCGTGTAATACCTACATTAGGTAGATAAAACAAAACAGTCCCTGGGTTTACTTCCAGGGACCGTGTCTTTGCATAAGCTACTGCATCTTCATGACTTACATTATACACTCTTTCTATTCGTAATCCACCACGTCTTGATGGATCATGAATTACTCTTGCTCTTTGCTTTAACATAATTACTTTGTAATAAGATCATTAACTGTTGGCGTAAGTACAAGCTTCTGAAACTTAGCCTTGTTACCTGCTACAAATTTCTTAGCAATGATATACTTCAGATCATAGTTGAACAGGTCTTCTTCTTCTATAAGCCCTACTATACGATCAAGAATCTTCTGATCAATTGGATTCTTCTCTGCATAAAATAACCCATAGTTAGTAAGTCTGCTGGTCATTAGACTGGCAATATCTGCACGGTATCCACTGGTATCATACATAATATCACGTAACTCATTTATAATAGCACCAGTTGTACTTTCTAACAACATCTTCTTAGGAGTGATTAACTTATCTAATTTATTTGCAATGAACTGTGTAAACAGACTTGCTACCTCCTGACCTACTGAACCTTCACCTATCTGCTGAATTAATCCCAGCTTATCTTCAAACTTAGGAATAGAACTGATAGCATTGAAGAACGTAGTGATACTTCTTGGATTAACTCGCTCATTGATTACCTCTGGGTGCATCAATAAAAAGTTGATACATCTGGAGTCAATGTGATTAGCCTCAGCCCACTCTGCCCATCTGTCTACATCAAACTTATATTCAACACTAACAAATCTGGTTCTTTGCGCAACGTCAATAGTATTTACCATGTAGCTACCATTGTCTGGGTTAGCAGTCAATAAGATATGCCAATCCTTTGGAAGCTTCCATGAGATATACTCCTGACGATCTACTAGCTCCATCACTGCCTGAATGAATCTAATATCAGCTCTGTTCCAGTCATCTAGTAGTAAGATACCTCCACCTACTTTGTCTGCTATCCATTCTGGTGGACAGTATGACATTCTCTTCTGGCCTGTAAACTTATATCCCTGACGTGTGTATTCTTCTACAGCATGCTCATCTACCCATTGCTGAACTTTGAGACCTGACTCTGCTTCCTTAACTAACTTAAATTGTCTGATAGGGAAACCTACTAAGTCACCTAGCTCCTCGATCTGTGCTAAGTTTAGCTTGACAAAATTCAGTTTCTCTTCATTAGCTAATTGAATTACACTACTTGTCTTACCTAAACCTGACTCACCAATTATCTCTACTGCAACAGGATTTTTTCCATCTGCTTGAATAACACGATTGTTTTCAATCATGTGCTTCAAGAAATCTTTCAATTCATTACTGTCTAATCTTACACTATTTGTTTTCATCTTTCTCGTCGTTTAATTTCATTGCTTGTTCTAATCTTGCTGGTATTACAATCCCAGCATTACATATGTCACAGCATCTTTGCTCTGGCCATTCTGTTGGAATAGGTGCAGGATTATGCCCATACTCATCTTTTATTTCTTGCTTACAAATACAACAAATCATACTTCTAATTTAATTACTGCTCCAGGGAGCTCGTCGTTATCATTACTCTCGCTACTTAGTACCCACAGGATATTACCCTTAGCATTAATTGGCGCAGGTGCCTCACCATCTGTAAAATAAATCAGACAACTGATATTATTCATATGCTCGTTATAATAATCAATAACAGGTTGGAAGCTTGTGCCTCCCCTACCATGGATCTTATAATCTTCACCTGGCTTATAACTACCTATATGGGCAATGGCTGTGTCACACTGTACAATAGTTACATCACTACCTGTCTTATGTAGATGATGAATTTCACATAGAAATTCTTCTAGCTCATCTTTTCTTACAGATCCTGATGTATCTATACCTACTAGTATGTGTTTCTTTTGTTTGATCTTCAGGCCTGGATTATCCTCGTACCTCTTGCTAAGCTTACGTCTACTCTTCTTAGTATAGACCTTAACAGATTTACCAGTAAATCTCCTGATATAACTCTTCCAATCAAACTTAGGCTCAGGTATATTTAACAATGCTTCGAGTATATCTTTGAACTCACCTGGTATTGTACCACGAGACTTCTCTACTTGTTCAGCTATTTGTTTTAATATACCACCCATTTGGTCCTTCATTACACGTTGTGTACCTTCATCAAGACCATCAATTTCTTCCCAGTCATGATTACTCAACGTTACTTGTGTCCCGTCAGGTAATGTGACCTTTGTCTCTCCTTTCTCAATAGCATCCATGAGTGCTTTCATTGTCTCATCCTTGAGCTTCATGAGCTTATCATAATAATATTTGGTACCCATCTTAGGTTTCAACTTAAGTTCTGGGAATGTATCTAATCCCATCGCACCTTCTGGTAACCAGCTTGGATCAATATATTGATTGATCTCAATGTCCATTGCTATATTAGCTACTCTATGTTCTACCAGATGTTTGTAATCTGTTAGATGAAAGAATGCCATATGCATTAACTCATGTTTTAATAAACCTTTACGTCTATCTGCAGATAATTCCTGCCAAAATGTAGGAGATATCTTCAGGTTGAAATTAATACCTGATGTACCTACACATGCAGTACCTACCTTATCATCGAATAACTTATTCAATGTTACCAGTAGTAGTCCATAGAAGGGTTCGCTGAACATGAGCTCCTTAGTTGTCTTAGCTAAGCTCTCTTCGTTTATATTCATTTTGTCTTATAAAATTTACCTAATATGTTAGAGTTAAGATATAATGGATTGTCAAGCACATCATTGCAGAATAGATGCTTAGCCTCCTGATAGGTGAGCTCTGTCGCACTGAAGCATATCATGAGTATCTCGCGTTTGATTTTTATGTTAGCTTTACTTGCTGCTTTCATTACATCATTACTACTATAATACTTATGATAATCCAACTTAGATACTTGCTTGTATTTCTTCAAGCGTTTATCCTGCAGTGCCAGAGTAGCACGCTTCCCTAGCTTTACCTTACGATTAGCATAGAAGTTCTTCTTACCTATATACATAACAGCTCTGTCATTTATAATCGCTGTCATCTGGTAGATAAACCCTACTGCTCCTTCAGGTATCATCTCATCGGTGAACTCAACACCATTATATAACCAACTCATACTCCTTTACTTAACATGTGATACAAAACTACCTGTACACTACTAATACCATAGTCGCGTACAGAATCTGATAGATCCTTTGACATCTGTAGATGAAGATACGGAATTCCATACATCTCTTTGTACTTATGCATTGCTTTTATACCAGCAACATCATCGTCAAATAGAGTATATACCTTCTTATATCTTTTCATTAAATCATGCATGTATTCTTTAGGGATCATGGAGTTCTCACTGTCTGGCGCAATAGCGTCAATACCTTTAAACTTCATGGCCTTAAAAGATAATACATCTTTAAGTGAGCTACAGATTATCAGGCAGTTAGACCCTGTCAGTTGATCTGATGCTTGAATATAATCTTTTACTTTGATAAACTTCTTGCTTGTTTGTCCTGGTTGATATATCTTACAGAGATTACCTTCATTGTCATAATACCCGTAGATACCATGTCTCTCAATAGTAATGACTTCTTCTGCATCATTTATAACGCGCGTCATTGTATATCTCTGTAATGGTTTTATGTTATGTGCATCTAGTAGTTTAGAGTTGATCCCAAATTGTACCCAGAAGTTAGCATCTGCAGTATTCCATGGACGTGTAGTTGCTGATGTTACTTTATATCTAGGTTTAGATACAATACCTTCATCACCAAGTGATATCGACTCAATATGTCCATCTTCAAGATAAGTTGTATAATCATTAATGATCTTGTGTATAGCCTGACCATATGTAATACTGTACATCTCAGATACTAATGCTGGACCATTACCTGACTTACCACTTGAAAAATCTTTGAACTTATACTGTTTGTCTTCATTACTGTAATATATACACATAGACGGTGTACGTTCCTGTTTGAATATTGAGCGCATCTTTATACCCTGGCCTGTAAGCTTTTCTGTAAGATTTAGATAGTGCTCAAATACCCATGTACTTGGTACATCCTCAATAAAAAATATTACTTTCTTTGATTTCAGCATAACATAAAATAAATAAGGGGGACTGTTACATCCCCCTGTATTTAATTAGATATCAAATCCTGTATCTATGTCGAATGGCATATCATCGACGTTGATGTCAGGCATTTCTTGTACCTCTGATGGTGCCTCAAAGTTCTCAACTACAGGAACTTCTACTTTCTTAAAGTGTTTAGCTTCATCATACTGTACAATTTTCTTAGGACTGATCAAAGATTTGTAAGCATTGATATATTTGTTACCATCTTTCTCATACTTCACAAAGTGCAAACCAGTTCTTAGTTTACCATCTTTTTTGTCAATGTATTGCTCACCACCAATACATACCTCAAGATATTTATCTTTAAACGGCATGTCAGTGTTGAATGCTTCAATCCATTCTTGAATTGTTTCATGCTTACCCTGTGCTGCTTTAAACCACTCAACACAATCTAGTTCAATACACAGACGAAGTAGATCTTCTAGCATTGCTACATCACGTTCTACTTCTTTACCTTTACGTGCATCATACTTTGTACGATATGCAAATGTGCTATACTTCACATTACCTACAAGGCCTTCATGTTTTGGTCCTTCAGGATCTTCAGAGTTGATTGGGTAACCTTCAAAGTCAGGTGTTGGTTTTGCTGTTTCCATTTTCATTACTAAGAATAACCCATTGTCTGGACGCCAATGCTCATCCCATAGTAAGAATTCATTAATCTTTGCTTTGTAGTTACCTGGTACAATACCTTTGTATCCTCCACCCTTGCCTGCTTCTCCAGAGCCAGGGATTTTGATGTCAATACTTAAACCCATTGTTTAAACTGTTAATTAATCAATATATACTTTATTCCAGTGAGCAATGAACTCACCATCTACTAACTCAGAGACAACAATGTCCTGATTTCTTAAATGAACTGGTCTTGCACCACAAGCTACATCATCCTTAGTTTTAAATGTCAGGATGTTTTGATTGCCTTTGCGATACAGATATCCAATGGCATCTGATTGCGATGATACAATTCTCTTAATCTTACCTGTCAAATCAAGATCCATGGAGTTAACTTCTGCTCCTGCTTTCTCGATCATTGCATCTTTAACGTGACCCAAAAGAATAATTCTTGGAGCTAGCGTCTTGATATACTCTATCGTTTTTACAATTGCATCTCTTAAATAACCATAGCCTTGACCATTAGGTAAGTTAAGAACAGTACCATACTTAAACTTTGCAGATTCTGGATCCCATGTACCATCAGCTTTCTTCTTAAGCCATGTTGCTTTACCCATAGG